AACGTAAAGTTCGCAAGTTAGACTTTGAAATCCGCTAGGAAAGGTGGTCGAGTGGTTTATGGCACTGGTCTTGAAAACCAGCGATGTGCAAGCATCCGTGGGTTCAAATCCCACCCTTTCCGTTAGGGAATCCACACATTGTTGCACGTTTTGAATATTTGACTAACATAGCTAGTTAGTATTTCAAACTAAAGACACATGGACAAAACATCCTATGAGAATTGGGTGAGAGTCAAAGAAGCGTTAGAAACATCAGGAAATACAGATAATTTCTATTATAGGAGAGCTTGTGCTATAGTTTCGGGAGGACCCGATCCAATGGAAAATCTACCTAATGTCTCACAGGATGGATGAAATAAAACCAGCGCATTATGTCACTCGTGAAGAGTGTCAGGAGATGATCGATGATGCCATAAGAAAGCATAATCGAAATGCTGGAATTATTAGTATGTTTGTTGGTTTCTTTATTCTTGGACTCTTTAGTGAGGGTCTGTTAAGACTTATTGGGGTTATTCCACCAGTAGTGCCATGGCTTCATCCACATTTATAGATCAGTTGGGAGTTGTTATGTTATTCCTTTTTGGAATAACTATGATTATTCAGGGTCACTTTATATTTCATGGTAAGCATGGATATAAACATTCTGAACGTGAAAAACAAAAGATGTCCAAAACTCGCAAGCAAGTAGAAGATCTTCTAAAGACTAAATGAACGCTGACGAAAAGAGAGAGTTCTACAAAGGACTCCGAGAGCGCATCAAACAACTCAGGATGGAACATTTATTTGAAGAACCTTGTCCTTTATATGAGGATGACGATGAAGAAAATTAATGAGATTACATTAAATATCACAGTAGCAATCATTGATTTTTTATATCAAGGCAGAGATTATCAACGTTTCTGGGTTCTTGAGGAGATTGCTCGGGCACCGTATTTTGCATTCCTAAGTGTGTTGCACTTGAGAGAGTCTATGGGTCTACGAGGTCCAGAACACATCTATCTGATGGAGGAACATTTTGCTCAAACACTTAACGAGACAGAACATTTGGAATATATGGAGAGTCGGGGCGGTAATTCTTATTGGGTGGATCGCGCTTTCGCCAGACACCTTGTACTTATCTACTATTGGATCAACGTGGTTTATTACTGGGTGGCTCCTAGGTCTGCTTACCATCTCTCCTACGAAGTAGAAATTCACGCAGCAGAAACGTATGCAAAGTATCTTGCCTTGAATGGTCCTGATGAAAAGATCCTTGAGATCTTAAACGATGAACTGGAGCATTCAAGAGAACTACATAAAGCAATGGAAATTATCAAATGAAAGTTGGATTAATTGGTTTAGGAAGAATGGGTGAGGGTATGTCTCGCCGCATGATTAAAGCAGGTATTGAAGTTCATGGATATCGGAACAATGTTCAAAAAGCTGAAGAGCAATATGAGAAGGGTTATATCAGTGGATATACCACTTCTCTGGAAAGCCTTGTTCAAGTAGTCAAACAGAGAGGTCCTGGTATCTTTCAACTTGTCATCCCCGCAGAAACAGTAGAGGACACACTAAATGAGTTATTACCATTACTTGGCGACGGGGATATTATTATTGACCATGGCAATAGCAACTTTAAAGATTCTCGCAAGAGAGCAGAAAGGTTGTCTAAGTTGGGCATCCAATATCTTGACTGCGGTACTAGTGGTGGAGTTTTTGGTTTGGAGCGTGGATACTGTCTTATGGTTGGTGGTTCAAATACAGCAGTATCTGTATGTGCCCCCATTTTCAGGGCACTTGCACCCGGTATTGGATCTGCCCATCGCACTAATCCATTGAGTCATGAAACATCTGCAGAGAATGGTTGGTTGCATTGTGGACCACCAGGAGCAGGACACTTTGTTAAAATGGTGCATAATGGTGTAGAATATGGAATCATGCAAGCATACGCAGAAGGATTTAATATCTTGCATGAAGCTAATGCTGGGGCAGCTTACGTTAAAGCGGGCGATGCTGAGGTTGCTCCGATGGAGAATCCAGAAGACTATTGCTACGATATTGACACTGCTGAGGTTGCTGAGTTATGGCGTCGTGGTAGCGTGGTTGGCAGTTGGTTATTGGATCTTACTGCGGATGTACTTCGGGGCAATACAGAGCTTAGTAATTTCGATGGAGGGGTTTCCGATAGCGGTGAGGGTCGCTGGACTGTTCATGCCGCTGTCGATTTGGGTGTACCCACTCCTGTCATTTCTACGGCGTTGTTTGAGCGTTTTGAATCTCGTCGTTTGGGCGCATTCGCCTTCAAGGTATTGAATGGTATGCGTTATATGTTCGGTGGACATCACGTCCGTTAATTTGTAGAAGAGATATGACATTTGGACAATTCTTACTATGGATCGCCATACCCTTTGTGGTATCCACAATATATTTCGGGATACGAAAAGGTGAAAATAACTACTATGAGACAGACAAGTATGATGGAAACGGAACCGCTCACTAGACGCATTGTTATTTTTGGTGCTGCTGGAGATTTGTGTAAGAAGAAACTTATTCCAGCACTTTATGAGTTGTGGAAAAAAGAACTTTTGCCAAAAGATATTTTGATTGTAGGAGCATCTCGTAGAGATCTTCCTAAAGAAGTTTGGTTAGAAAAACTTGGAGATTATCCAGAAGAGTTTACTGTCTGGTTAGATTTCGTTTCTTGTGATCTTGATTGCCAAGAAAGTTTGATGAAACTTCATGATGATAGTGCAGACACCACTTACTTTTTATCCGTGCCGCCAGAACGCTATGAGAATGCTATCATCAATCTCAAAGAAGCTGGATTCCTTGACGACCCAGACCACTCCCGCGTGGTTATCGAAAAACCCTTTGGGTACGATCTTGAATCTGCTAATCATCTACAGTCTGTGGTTCAGCGACATTTACGCGAGAAACAAGTATATCGGATCGACCATTATCTTGGTAAAGATACTGTTAATAATATCCTTGCCACTCGTTTTGGTAATGTTCTATTGGAACCACTATGGAACAGGAACTTTATAAGTGAGGTTCAGATCTTTGCAACCGAAACCATTGGTTGTGATGGTAGAGCACAATACTATGACACTGCTGGTGTTGTAAGAGACATGCTACAGAACCATATGCTTCAGGTTCTGTCATTGATTGCTATGGATGCTCCTTGTAGAATGGATGCAAGAGAGATTCGTAGAGAAAAAACAAAGGTTCTTGCTGCAACAAGACTTGGTGAAAAGTTTGTGACGGGACAGTATCAAGGATACCGTGAGGAGCAAGGTGTTGGACCAAATTCAAGCACACAGACTTTTGTTGCTGGTGATCTTTACGTTGATAACTGGAGATGGAAAGGTGTACCTTTCTACTTCATGACTGGTAAGAAAATGCCTTACCAATGTGTTGAAGTTGTTGTTAAACTCAAGGCACCTCCAGTTGGATTATTTGAAGGTGAAACACCAGGTCGTATTGTGATGCGTCTTCAACCACATGCTCACCTCGATATTCAAATTGATGTGAAATCTCCTGGAATGAGTGAGGAGGTTGAGTTGGCAACACTCACCCATCGATATCCAGATTGGTTGGGTGTAGATGGTTATGAGAAACTTCTTTATGATGCACTAAATGCTGATCAGTCGCACTTTGTCCATTCTGATGAAGTGACTGAATCGTGGCGTATTGTTGATGATCTGTTATGTACAGGTGACAAATGTCCTGTAAGGACTGCTCCTTTCATCTATACTGGTGGATGGGGACCACAACATAAAGTAGATTTTATTACTAATTGGGATTATCCAGCATGACGTTATTATTTGTAGTAACTTTTATTACAGTGCTAATTACTGGAATGCAGTTAACATGGCCAGGTAGATACCGAGGTTAAAATGGATGACAAAGAAAAGGAGAAACAAAAAAGAATAGATGAAATAAGGAAACAGATTCATCCTCACGATGATGAACCTGATCCTACTGCTTATATGGGGAACTATAACTTCCCTCAGATGCTGTTTGCTTTTTGCCTTGGATTTGCTACTATGTTTGTTCTATCTATTAAAGAGATAGAAAATTTCAAAGGATGTCCTTTACCTGCATATTTCAATGAACCAACAACAAAATCACCCTGAGTCAGAGCAACAACCACATCCAGAATCAGAACAACACGGACACGAACAGTCATGATTCACCAAGTCGCACATTTTGCTGCATGGACTTTAAACAACCCCTGGACACTAGGACCAATGTGTTTGGCACTAGTGTTCGTTCCTATTTTAGGAATGCACATGGTCCACAAGTATGGTTGGGAACACTGGGAACCGTTTGCCAAACCCCACAAATAGTGCTATACTAAACGGGTTGAGATACAACTTAACTGCGGTAACCTCCTTGGTAGTTCAGGGTTAGCGGCGATAGGAACTACCACCACGGGGTGTAGCGCAGTTTGGTAGCGCGGTGCTTTTGGGAAGCATAGGTCGCAGGTTCAAATCCTGTCTCCCCGATTGCCAGATACTCATCTGGCACCTTGACTACATAAAGTTAAAACCTTATAATACAAGGGTAAACCAAACACAACAATGGCACTGACTGAAAAATTCAAGAAGGACATCAGCACTCTCCGTGCTGCTGCCGCTGGCGAAATTTTCCTTGATGTAAAGAATCCGAAACTTTTCAAAAAGGTACGTCGCTTCTACGAAAAAGAAGGAGCGGTGTTTTCAGGAGAACCACTTGATGATTATGAAATGTTGATGGAACTTATCTACAACGATCTTGAAACTGTTGAGGTTACACAATGAATGTAGTGAAAAAACCAACCGTTCTTCTTGAGCGGTTTCCTTATCGTTATATTCAAGTTGGCAAATTGGAAATCAATGGTATGCCCGATTGCCGTATTCAAAAGGTAGATGCATATACAGGTCGTTACCGTGATATGTATCTTTGTGATAATGAAATGCAGTTGTTGACTGCTATGGAAGATCACGATTACACCTGTTGGTTGGACCCTGATGGTGTTCCTGCCTATGTCAAAGATTCAGTATCTTCAACTCGTAATTGATGGCAACAGATATACAGAAAATTCATGAACGTCAAAGTATCATCGTTATTGATGATTACCTATCAAAATCTGAGTTAGAAAAATTTCAAAAGCATTTCTATGATGTTGCTGGAGAAATTTTTGGCAATGAGATGGAGGAACCTTCAAGTCGTCAATGGTTTGATTGTTGGGACGAACATGATTTCTCTGATATCTGTAAGAATTTATTTTTACTCAGTTCACAATATTTTGATAACTCCAAATGTATTGGGTATGAGTTTTGGGTAAGAAAAAACAGTAGACCAGATTCTTGGCATTTTGATATTGATGAAAAAGCAAGAAAACTTGGTAAAACATCATATCCTACATGTACAGTAATCTTTTATCCTGATGTTAGTTTTTTGAATGGTGGTCGCATCCATATTGAAGATACTATAATTACACCTAAAACAAATAGGGTAATTATTTTCTCTCCAAATGTTGAACACTTTGTTGAAGAATTCACTGGTAAAAGATCTGGCATACTAGTCCTTCCTAGAGAAGTATCTTTAATTAACAAAGAGATATTCATCGAAGATTGTGTTGAAGATTATCCTGAAGATTAAATTAGTCGCGGAGTGACTATAAACCTGCCCTGGTCGGTGAAGGATCCCCTTCAATCCCGAAGTTTCCTAGTTCTTAAAACTAGGTGGTGGAGTCATTAGACCCTCTTAGAGTTTCTTGCTTCTCTCA